GGTTTAAGAAAGAGTTGCTTAAACATAGTTATTGTGTCGAGCCCTATTCCAAGGATGCATTCGTCTCTTCGTATGAAGGCCGACGCAAAACGCGTATGCAGAAAGCAGCTGATAGTCTTGATCTCGTAGAACTTGATTTTAGGGATGTCCGCCTTTCTACTTTTATTAAAGCAGAAAAGATTCCTTTTCACAAGAAACCTGATCCAGCCCCACGTGTAATACAACCCCGTACGTCACGGTTTCATGTGGCGTATGGGTGTTTTATTAAACCTATAGAGAAAATCGTATACAAAGCTATTGATGCTGTGTTTGGGAGCCGCACCGTTATGAAAGGCCTTAATGCTCTGCAAGTCGGCATGATCATACATAATAAATGGCGTCGTTTCCGTAGACCTGTTGCAGTGCCAATGGATGCATCTCGTTTTGACCAACACGTACATAAATCTTCCATGTTATGGGTTAAGGGTGTGTTATCAAATTTTATTCCTAAGACCCACCGTCGGTCGTTCGGTAGATTATTCGACTGGAAGTTGTTTACAAAGGCACGTGCTGTTTGCCAAAATGGGGTTATCCAATACACTGTAGATTATGGATTATGCTCGGGTGACATGGATACATCGCTCATTGGTGTGTTAGATATGTGTGCTCTTTTATACACATACAAACACCAAAAGTCGATTGATTGTGAAGTCGTTGACATGGGTGATGATTCCGTTGTTATAATGGAGCAAGATGACCTGGATTGGTTTATGTATGGTCTTGAAGACTGGTTTCGGCTGTGTGGGTTTAACATTGTCGCTGAAGAACCTGTATATGAACTGGAACATATCAGTTTCTGTCAGTGTAGACCCATTTATAATGGTGAGCAGTATATGATGGTTCGCGAATTTCCAAATGCGTGGTCCAAGGATGTATGTACTTTGTTACCCCTGAAAGATCCGAAAACATTTGACCGATGGTTGACTGCTGTCGGTCTTTGTGGGTCATCATGGCTCGGAGGGATTCCCATTTACTCTGAGTTTTACTCTAAATTGATTAAATGCGATAATCCACTTGACCATCCTATGTTTGAAGACAATTCAGATCGGTATTGGGCCAGAGGCATTAAACGCTCTGGCTTTCCAGTGCATCCGTCTACGCGTGCTTCATTTTATTTGGCATTCGGTATTACACCAGATGAGCAAATTGCATTGGAGCGTGCTATGGTTACACCGACTTGGACTGATCCTGTGCTCCTAGAAGGAAATTTGGGATTCGATTTCTATGGGTAACGCTAAAACTGAAGCGAAGAAACGTAATCGAGCCAGACGTCTTGCGGCTGGTCAACCTCCTCGTGCTAAACCGAGGTTGAACCCTATTGTTCAAAACTCTCAACCTTGGCCGAAACAACGTGTACCTATCGGTCTGAGCGTTAATAGTGCTAATAATAAGAAGCGTCGTGTAACACGTGCCCAACGACGATCTCGTCGTGGTTATCGTGTTACAAATGGTAACTCTACTATTCCAG